TCCCGGATGCTCGCGACTACGAACCTCTTTTGCGTCGGTTTACGGTAATCAAGTTTCCAACCGGTAGGTTGCACGCAACATCGAGGGCTCGAGCATTTCACGACAAATACAAGCCAATACTTGAAGACGAAGACACTAACGATGATATCGAGATCCAAGATATGCCGGACATTGATCTCGAGATAAGATCACTGGTAAGTTCGCCAAATGACGACTTACTGACTTATGAAACGTCGAGTATATACAATCACGATTGTGGTGAAGGCTCAATATGGTCCATTGACAATGGATCACCATTAGCGCTGTTTAGTTTACATGGAGAGGAAGCTGAAGAGTTTCCGAGCTTGTAAATTGGGTAATGATTCCTCCGCTGCAATTCATTACATATTTTATGCTAGATTATACATACGATATTTAGATATAAGGCACAGCGCTCGGTCCCTGTGTCACATGGCTCATACTTCGCTCATTGCTTTACGGGTCCCTAACCTCGCACTGTCCTTACACATAAATACAGTACATAAATCTAGAAAAAAACATTCCATTTCTTTTGCTCCATTCTCATTACCCAATTTCCCAGGTCGGCAACAATTCAAGGTTCCTCATCATGTCCAACAAACGAGCGCGTATGGATGAACCCGATGTGTACAACAGTCCATCTGAGCTACTCCTACACACAATGTTGATGTGGTATACCGATCGTTATCAAGAAGATCAGCAAAGAATCGTCCGTATGGCTGATCGTTACAAGGATCTATCCGAAGATAATGCCGAATCACATCAATTGGTACTACGAATGCAACGTGAGCTAGCTCGCTATCAAGATACTGTGGCTCGTCTTATCGGTGAAAATGAACGCCTCTTGGCGATCACTACCAGGATTGTACCTATCTTACCACCGCGTCAAAGAAACAGGTTCATCGACGAGATCACGAATACAGCACCATTCGAAGAAGTAGATTTGACAGCGGACGAAGAGTTAGATGAAAACTAACTTTCTAAATACACTTGGATTGATCGGGAATTACACTAACCTACAACTCTTCATGTGTACGCAACACTATAGCATCGTTACCACTTGCTCTCGCTCCGCTCGTTAATTCGTTATCAGGCAATAGCTCGAAACGATTTCTGAGACTGTCAAGAACAGCACGTCGATGCATAAATGACATCTGTTTATCTGATAACTGTTGGCCAGTACTCAGTCGATTCTCAGCACTACGTGCTATAGAAGCATGTCGAGCCTTGATGTACTGGCGTTGAGAAGGACGAGCATGACGACGATATAAAGGAACCATTTCCATTTGTTCAATCATTTCTTCATCGCGATGCACTGGAAAAGCTGAACGCAACGCAGCTCTCGAAAGCTCTGAACTAAGCGCGCCACCAGGGAAAGACATAGAACTTGGATAAAAGCCAGGCTTCACATAACGAACCAAGGTCGATACAATATCAGGGTCCAAATCCATCGGGGATGATGTATCTGCTACCGGACTACCTAGTCAAAGACAAACGTTCAGCATTAGAATTAACACCAGCAATGCCAGCTGATAGCGAAGCAATGCCAGCTAATCCATAGCTAATCGCATGACCAGCAAGGTTATACCCAGCACGCATCGCCATTGGCTTTAACACTTGGTTTAACGCAACATTACCTGCTTGTTGCGCGCCAGCGCCAATGGCGGCGGCTATACTTGAACTAAAATGTTCGTTTTGGTTACTCTCCGTATGAGTAAACTCAGTATTAGAAACCATATGAGCAGTAGCTCCCAACAAAGACGGTGTATAAGGTGCAGCTGTGCTACCCATAATAACACCGCTAAACTTTGGAATACATTCCGTATGAAGCATACTTTCAACTTCCAAAGGAGTTATGGTAGATGATCCCTCGACGGCGATAATAATAGAACCCCATCCAAATGGAACATGGAATTCCATAGGATCAGCTGAACTAATACCACCAGTATCTGCTCCATTGTAACGAAAAGCGGTTTCGTCGACATACTTGTTGATGATCGTCAAAGGAGATTGCGTGAGAGATGCCAAGGTTACACGTTTGTACCATGGATATCCTGACAATCCAGAAACATTCGTTGGAAACGGCCAAGTAGTTACACCATTGTATGCTTCATACGCAACAGCAACATGAACAAAGCCAGTTGTAGATGTTGGAGCATTAGCACACGATATACGAACTCCATGAGCAACAGGTCGAAATAACTCAAACGTAGCTGCAAAATCAGCTCGTTTAGACCAACTGGTAGTCCCAGTAAAAAGAGCAGGCCATGTCCACGATCCTGCTCCTTCTGTCGAAGAAAGAATACTACTTGTAAGTGTGGGATTAAACACCCAAGCCTTTGACGTGCCAGCTGCTGTTAACGCTAAAGCAGTTAATTCTTGTTGAGGTGAAGCAACACTAGGGACAGTGTTGCTATCCGGAATCTTACAACCAATTGCACGCGGCTCAAAAGGATCCGCATTTGCAATTAAGAACTTAAGTCCGGGGTCGTCTGGGCAAGCGCACCCACCACCACTTCTCATGGCGGGTGATGTCTTACGCCGTGTGACTTTACGACGATAGGTTCGTCGAGGTTTCGCACGATAGTACGAAGGAGTCCCACCGTAGCGACGACGTCGAGAATAAGCAGCAGGACGACGAGTGTATCGACGCCTAGTAGAGCGATAGAAAGCCATAAATCAATGATAACGTCTTTCTATTACCAAGCAAATTGGATAATGAATCGATATTCATAAATCTGACATGTGCTGGGCTATAGGGGGTAACCCACTGAGGTGGGTTTAAGGGGTCTGGTAATACTAGCAGACCCCTTCAGCGCACTTCGTGCTGATTGGACAAAAATAAAATAGAAGGTTTGCGCGGGCTATACCCCCCACGCCGCGGACCTCGCTTCGCTCGCAGCCGCGTCTGGGCCCCCAAGGGGGCAGCTTTCTAGATATCAATCCCACACTCTACTTGATGGTTAGGGGTTTTTGTTCCATAAAATCCATGGAAAGTTCCATAAAATAAACAATGTTCGGTCTGCCTCACTTTTGGATTTGCTATGCAATACGAAGACTGTTATTCACCAAGGGATCTAACGCGCGCAGAAATCGACGAACTATGCGAAGGCCAAAGGAACAACAAAAATGCAGGTGGTGTTTCACACTCAACAACTACACTGACGCCGAAGTCGACAGAATCCGAAAGCTCGACTGCAAGTACCTGGTATTCGGATTCGAGTTGGGAGAGTCAGGAACTCCCCACTTACAAGGATACATCCATTACGACAGGTCGATGCGGTTCAATCATGTGCAACGAGATCTTCCCCGTGCACATATCGAGCCAGCTCATGGAACAGCAATACAGGCAGCAGATTACTGCAAGAAAGATGGAAAGTTCGAAGAAATCGGAGAAATGCCAATCACCAAGCAAGAAGCCTCTAAATCAACATGGAAAAACATCTTACTCAAGTCTCAACAAGGAGATCACGAATGGATCAAAGACAATCACCCGCGAATCTGGATCCAGTTTTCCACTAAGCTTGAAAGCTTATTTATCCCAAAAACTGCGATTCTCGAAGACGAACTCCAACATGAATGGTGGGTCGGACCAACAGGTTGTGGGAAGTCCTCGGCTCTCTGGTCACTGTACCCGGAACACTTCCAAAAAGAAACCAATAAATGGTGGTGCGGTTATCGCTATGAAAACGTGGTTGCAATCGAAGAATGGTCGCCAAAAAACGAATGCACTGGAGCGTACCTGAAGGTATGGGCGGATAGATATCCATTTACCGCCCAAATCAAAGGTGGAAGTTTAACGAAAGCAAGGCCTATCAAGCTCATCGTCTTGTCAAACTACACTATCGAAGATTGCTTCCCGGATGCTCGCGACTACGAACCTCTTTTGCGTCGGTTTACGGTAATCAAGTTTCCAACCGGTAGGTTGCACGCAACATCGAGGGCTCGAGCATTTCACGACAAATACAAGCCAATACT